TTAGACTTACCACTATGTAAAGTTCCAGTTTTATATTCGTGCATTACTTTTTTAACCTTTTTTTGTGCATTTGTCATCTTTTTCATTTCTATTGTCCTTGTTGTTTAAGTTTAGCCGCTAAAATTGTCTTTTCTAGCGATGTATTAGCTCTAAGTTTTGCTAATTGGTCATTCTGAGTAAGCTTTTGATGATCAGAAACTTGGTTCATCATAGTTTTCATTTTATCTAAATTAATTCTATCTTTACCTTCTTGTTCTTTTCTAGCATTTTCTTGTGCTATAAGATCTAGTTCTCTTGCTTTAAGTTTAGCAATTGGATCATTATCAAATTGTGAAGTAATTTTCTTCTCTTCATTCATAAATTCTTCCATCATGTGAGCAATTAAAGTTGCTTTTCTAGATTCAACTTTTTCTGAAAGCATTTTAATTTGAATTTGTACTTGTGGATTTTGCATTAGTTGAGGATTTTGTTGCATCTGTTGTAATTGTTGCATTTCATTTTGAAATTCTATTTCAACTTGTTCTTGAGCCATTAAAGAAATGTGTTCAAAAATATTTTTTTCTAATGCAGCCATTATGATTGGAGCATTTCTTGCAATGTTGGTTGCCATAAAATTTAAATGCGCTGTCATATGAGCTCTATGATCTTGTCCAGGGAATGCAGAGAATGGTTTCCCTGCAAGAGAGTCAATATGTTCTAGTGCAGGGTCCTTTGGTGTGGGTTGATCTGGTTTAAGTAAAATTTGATCAATATTTTTTACACCTAATGCTTGATACATATTTCTATAAACTTCATATGTATTATGAATTTGTGGATTTGACATTGCCAATTGCAGTTCCGTTTGTGCGATAGAAATTCGCTGAGTTTGGGAGAAAATATTTGGATCTGCAACTGGCACTATATCTACTCTGTCATCAAAGTCAGCCTGTTTAATTACTCGCTGTCCTCCAACTACATCATATGGATATTCTGGAGGTAGATATAATTTGAATACTCTTGCTAACAAGTTAAACTCTTGTTTCAAAGCAGCATAAATTCTTTTGTGTATCGCAGACATTGTTCTGCTTCCTCTTTCAAGTAATGCAACTGTAGTTCCAACTGCTGCAGCTTGATTACCATCACCAATATCTAAATCAGCAATAGATGCAAATCTTTGACCAGCTTGAACAACTACTCCCATTAAAGCAAGTAATGTTTGCGAAGGTTCTTTATAAGGTAAAGTCATAAATGAATCTCTAATGTTTCCACCAGGGGCATCTACATCTCTCCACTCACCTGGTTTTATAGATTGAGCATCATCTCTAATTCTTATTCCTCTTTGTTTAAATCCAGCTGGTAAATTAGATAATGTTCCTGCATCTAATAATTGTCTTAAAGCAACTGTTGCAGTTCTTGATAAACCACCAATCATATGAATTAATCCAAATCCATAGAAACCTAAACCAGGTAAAAATTTAAAGTGTACAAAGTATTGTACTTTTTCTTTTCTAGGATTGTTTTGTTCCCAGTTTCTTTTAATTGATAATATTTCAGTACTACCTTCTTCAATAGTTACAATGTAAGGTAATTTTATTCCAGAGGGCTCACCAGTCTTGGGATTAATATCTTCAAATCCTTCAAGATCTAAATTAACATGACATTCTAATAATGTGTAAACGTCTTCATCATAAGATGTTTTACTAATTCCCTCTAATTGTCTTTCCTTTTTAGTAAGATCATTTTCAAAATCTTGAGTAGGTCCCATTAATTCTATATCTCTATAAAAACCTGCAACTTGTTGTTTACGTAAATCGTTTCCTGAAATTTTAATAACATGAACAATTGCTTCTGCATCATCTAAAGAAGTTGCTGAATAAGGAACAACTAAATCATCTGCAGGGACAAATTTAGAAACTGCTCTTCCAAGAATTTCATCAAAATAAACTTTTTTAAATGAGGATCCTGCTAAAGGTAAATAAAATAACATTTGATCAAATTCTGGTTCATATTCTTTCATAACATCCATGATTTGATAATTCATAAATTCTTTAACACGTTCTGCTTGTTCATTTTTTTCACGTGATGTAAGTCCAACAGTTTGAGTTCTAACAGGGCCATCTGCTGGTAATAATTCTTTATAAGCTAGAGCTTGAAATTGAGTAACTGCTTCTGCTAATACTGGATGTGTTGCACCTGATGCACCTTGAAATGGTTCTGTTCTATTTTCATATTTAAATCCTAAAAGATCTAAACCTTCTCTATAAGCTTTTTCCCAATCTTTTCTTGAAGCTTTGTATTCTAAATAATCTGCTGTTAATTCTGCTCCTAAATTTCCAACATATCCTTCTGGTAAATATTCTGCAAGGTTTGCATTATGATCTAATGCTTGAGTTTGTTTCATAGCATTAGGATCAAAGTTTACATCAACACTTCCATCTTCATTTGGATTAATTTCTGTAGGTCCAGATTGAGAATCAAGATTCTCATAAGCTGGATCTACATTAACATTCTGTGAATCAGTCGCTAATGGATTAACTTCGTTTGGTAACGCTTTGTCTATTCCTGCCATTTAATATTTTCTCCGATTGAACTACTTTAACCTTATTATAGGAAATATTCAAGCCCTGTGGGCATGGTCCTGATTTAGGTGGTATGGTAGTTGTTAGTTTTTTAGGTTTTTTCATTTCGTTCATATTTGTCCTATTGTTTAAAATTTATAGTCTGCAGTAAGTCTTATATTACTTCCTTCTAATTTATCTCTAAGTGCTCCAATTCCTAATCTTAAATTATCTTTTTCATAACCATATCCAGCCCCAACATATCCAGGTCCTTTATCAAAAGAAAAGGTTCCATCACTTCCTTCTGGACTATATGAAGCACCATATCTCAAAGCTTTATCACCATAAGGATTTATTCCTTTTGAAATATATGTATTATAATTTTGTCCACCATAGCCAATCACTGGATTAAGCTGTTGTAAATTATTTGAAAGAAGTTGTTTTAATTCTCTAATTCCTCCAGAACCACCACCTTCTTCATCTTTATTTAATACAACTTCTTTTCTTTTTTTAACATCCATAAATCCAATACGAGGACCAGAAATATCTTTTTCTTGAACATCTTTTATTTTTTTTCCAAAATATTCATCTTCACTATTTAAAGTTGGTATTTCCGTTTCATCATCTGATCCTTCTTTATAACCAATTCGTCCACCCATTGCAGCTCCATCTCTTCCCATATTTTCAATTGCTGTTGTTTGTTCAGGAGATTGATCATATGTAAATTGTTTTCTAATCATTTCTTGTTGTTCTAATGGTAATGCTTTAAATTCTTTATATTGATCATAAAAATCTTTTCCAATTCCTGCTACAGTAAGAGCTGCTCCAAGTGGAGTTGCAACTCTTCCAAAAGAACCTAATTGTAAAATTTTTGAAACTATTGGATTTGTAACAACATCTTTTGCAAGTTCAGGTAACATAAAATATAAACCTTTTTCACCATGACCAATAACCGCATCTATAGTTTTTGAAGCAGTAACACTTCCATCTTCAGCTGCTTTTTTTAAATCTGAATAAACATCATCTGCATAAAGTGCTGCACTTACAGCTGGAGTTCCGATTACACGTAATCCTGTCATAGCACCACTTGCAACTTGAGGTGCATACTTTCCATATAATCCTTTTACGTCTTTAAGAACTTCTCCACCTACATCAGCAATAGCAGCTGGTCCAAATCCTAATTGATTATTAACACGTGAAGCCAATGATTCAGGTATTTTATTAATTGCTTTTTCTTGTCCTGGAATTTGTTTTATTCCTAAAGCTATTTCTTCTTTAGTTAATTGAGACACAGGTTTATCTGGAAGAACTCCTGCACCAAAAACATTAGCATAATCTATTCCAACTGTTTTTGGTTTTAAATTATATTCATCAATTAAAATTCCTTGTAATTTTCCTTCTGTCTTTGCAACAATATCAGATACTTGTTTATTTAAAGATTCTAATTCTTTTCTAAGTTCTGAAGAAGTTCCTTCTTTGTTAATCTTATTAACAATACTTTTTTGTTTTTTATAAATAGGTTCTAATTCATTTTCTATTGGTTTAACTAATCTTCTATTTACATCTTGTGGATCTAAACCTAAATTTGAACTAAGTATCTCTGTTCCAAATCTATCATTTTGTTTCATACTTGTTCTGTGAGCTAAATCAATATTTCCAAAACCAGCTTCTTTTTTTGAAGTAGAAATTAATTTTTCTATAGAAGGATCTGATACAGATTTTTGAAGTTCTCTTCTTTCCTTTGCAAATTTAGATGCAGGTGTTTTAACTTCGCTTTCTCTTCCTGATACAACTTTAACACCTTCTTCTTTTAAATCTTTAGAAACTTTTGTTAAAGTACTTTTCATACTTTTATTAAATTCTTTTTTTAAAATTTCATCTGCTTCAGTTTGATTATATCCTTGTGTTAATAGTTCCTTGGCTCTCGTTTCTCGAACCTTAAATGCTTCTTTACCTGCTTCAGTTGAACCTGATGCTTTTAAAATATTTTTATCATAATCTGCTTTAATCTTTTTTAATTCTTCTTCTGTAGGTTCTAAATAAAAACCAGATGCACTAGGTCTAGTAGGATCTTTTTCAATTTGATATTGTTTAGAAAATCTTCCAATGTTTTTAGGAGATACTTCAATATCATATTCTTTTAAAAGTTCAGATAACTTAGAGGCTTTTACAACATCTCCTTCAGCATATCCAACTCTTCCACCTGTTGCATAACCTTGTTCTACTTTATTTAAATACTCAACATCCTTTGCATATGTAAGTTCCTCGTTGCTCGCTTCTGGTACAATAGGTTCTGGTGTCGGGATCTGAGAAACGGGCTTCCTAGTAAGGTAGCGCATCATTTCTCTATATTGATGAATTTTCATTTTATTTACCTGTCAAATAATCTAAACCTTTTGCTTCTTCATCTGTTAAATATTCTTTTGAAGGTGTTGCTTTTGGTTCTACAGTATATTTTGATTTAACTAATTTTGCAGCTTCTTGTGAGGATCTAGTTTTAGCTATATCATCTAATAAACTATCTACTTGTTCTAAGGCACCTTCACCATAATGTCTTCTATAAATATCTATAGGGTCCACATTTTTTAATTCTTCTTTAGTAAGAGTTTTTAATTTTCCAGATTTTAAATCTTGTTCTATAATTTCACGTGTTGTTGCTCTAGCTAAACCTTCTCTATGCATAGCTTCATATGATGATTGTGATTTTGCAAAGTCACCAAGGACATCTCCTAAAGATTGTTTTTCCCCTGTTACTTTTTCTAATTCTTTTCCTTTTGCTTTTAATTGATTAATTTTAGATTCAATATCTCCGACCATTGTTCCTGGTGGATTAATTTGTCCAGCTTCTTTTGTTAATGATAATAAACCTTCTTTACTAATAGGTTCTTTAGTAGTTATTTGAATTACTTCTGCACTTGGTGGAACAATTACATCGTGTAATCTTCTAACATTGCCTTCAAATATTAATCTTTCTGCATCATTCATTTTTGAAATATATGGAATTTGTTCTTCAATAACATCTTTTACTAGTTCTAATTTTTTAGGATCTGTTGCAGCTGCAGCTACATCAAACTCTTTCATAGTTGGATTATTTTTAACTGAAGGAAGTTTAATAACATTTGTACGAGTGCCTATAGTTTTAGCTATAACGTTTTCACCATAAATGGCTTTTAATAATTTAAATAAATTTTCCATCAATAATACTCTTTTGTTACTTGAGGAGTTTGTTCATCCATAAAGTCATCGGGATGATCCACAAACCCACCTTGTCTAAATCTCATTACAGCCTGTGTCATGGAATCCACAAGGTCATCGTGGTCTCCATAAGGGAAAGCTGCGCATTCCTCAATTACCTCTTGTGCAAACTCTTTATCAACCGGTGCCCATATCTGACCCGATTCAAATAGAGGTGCAACAGAGTTAACTCTGGTATGTTTATCGTTACCCCTTGAAGGTGTATAGTTTATAACAGGGATCCCCATTTTTCGCAATTCATAAGTTAAAGGTAGACCTGATGCTTTAGCTTCAATCAAAACTGTTTCGGGATTCCAATATTTATACTGTTCATATGCAATACGTCTTAGTTCTGGGAACTCAAATCTATCTTTAACAGCATCTAATAATATTAATTGTGGTCCTGAATCTTGGTTTAAATGGAATACTCCCCATGTAGTTATAGCTGAATAATCAGCTGTTTCCTTTTTCATGAATGCAGTATCATAAGATTGTATTACATGTTCTAGAGGTGGAATATAATCTTCTTTCCATTCACGCCACCATTCACGTTTAATAATGGCTCCTTCTTCTGAGGTTGGGTTTTGCATCCACTGAGCATTCCACTTTTGTAAACTGATTGATGATTTAACTCCTTCTAATTCTTCTAACTTCCAAAACTGTGGCCATACAGGTTTACCTGAAGGCATGATTGCAGGAAATTCTATAAGCTCCCACTTA